AAATATTCTTTACTACTGACGCTGCTAACGACGCATAAGGAAATAGAATATGAAAAATATAGATAAAAATCTTACTATCGGTAAGAGCACAACAAACATTCAATCAAGAAAAGGTAAAAGTTTTGGTTATCAAATCTTAGGTTTTGGATCTGGTGGTGGTGGAGCAAAATTTGTAACAGCATCAGGTGGAACTGAAACAACTTGTGGTAATTTTAAAATTCACACTTTCACAAGTCCAGGAACGTTTTGCGTATCTTGTGCAGGTAATCCTGGAGGTTCATCTACAGTAGAATATTTAGTTGTCGCTGGTGGCGGTGGTGCAGGTCAAAATAGTGTAGGAACCGGTGGTGGTGGTGCTGGTGGTTTCAGAACTAATTTTCCAACATGCTCTGGAACTCCAGTGTGTGTTCAAGGCTATCCAATAACTGTAGGTGGCGGTGGTGCTGGTGGTAGTGGTAACGCAGCTCAAAATTCTATAAATTCTGCAAATGGATCTGACTCATCAGGACTTTCAATAACTTCTAGTGGTGGTGGCAGAGGTGGTGCAAAAAGTCCATCACAAAATGGATCTCCAGGTGGTTCTGGAGGAGGTGGTAACGGAAGAGACCCTGGAGGAGGTTCGGGTGGTAGCGGTAATTCTGGAGGTTTTAGTCCACCTGAAGGTAATAGTGGTGGTCAAGGTAATGGTTCAACTCAAGCTAAAGGTGGTGGTGGAGGTGGCGCTGCTGAAGCTGGACAAAACGCAGGTAGTCCTGCACCGTCTCCGGGTGGTGATGGTGGTAGTGGAGTACAAAATAATATAGATACAAATAATTTTTATTGGGCCGGTGGTGGTGGAGGTGCTCATGGTGAAATTCCATCTCCCTCTCCTCAGGGTATGACTAAAGGTAGATCCGGTGGTGCTGGTGGTCTTGGTGGTGGAGGCGGAGGCGCATGTTCAGGAGGTCCTGGTCCATCTCAAAGAGCAGGAGGAGAAGGAGGCATGACTGCAATTAATGCAGGTCAAGATGGAGGTGCTGCTCCACCCTCTCCTGCTACTGCAGCAAGACAAGCTTCAAGCGGTGGTAGTGGTGGTACAAATTCTGGTGGTGGCGGAGGTGGATGCAATTCAAACAATAATGCGAGTGCTGGTAGTGGTGGTAGTGGAGCTGTAATCATAAGGTACAAATTTCAATAGTATGGCACATTTTGCAAAAATAGATGATAATAATGTGGTGTTAACAGTTTTAACTTTGGACAATAGAGAAATAGTTGATGCTGAAGGCGTAGAACAAGAAACGTTAGGTCAAAATCATTTACAACATCATCACAATTGGCCTGCTGAAAAATGGATTAAAACTTCATATAACACATATGCTAACACACATAAACTAGGAGGCACGCCTTTTAGAGGGAACTACGCAGCAAAAGGTTTTACTTGGGATTCAACTAATCAAATATTTTGGCCACCCTCACCTCATCAAGATTGGGTAAAAAATATTTCAGAAGCTGTATGGGAAGCACCTATTGCAAAACCTGAAATAACCGAAGAACAACAATTACAAAACGATGCTAATACACATCACTGGGCTTATGTTTGGAATGAGGATGCGTATAAGTTAGATAACACAACTGGTTGGGAATTGACAAATTTACACGATAATGTATAAATTAATCGTGGTATGCATAAGAAAGTATTATTAACAAAAACAGAAAAATTTTTATATCATGGAGAGGTTTTAATGCCAGAAGGCTTTGAAATTAATCCTATAGAAATAGCATCTAAAATAATAGAAACTTATATTACAGGACAAAAATTAAAATTTTGTAAAGCAACGGATATGGTGGAAACATATGTTAGAGAACATATAGGTGCTTATGAAGAAGTTCATTTAGAAACCTTAGATTTTTCTGGAAAAGTTTATTATTCTAATCAAGTCACAAAACCAGAGTTAGATATAAATGCTGATTTTACATTGTTATATGGTGTTCATGTAAACGATTGCACAATTCATATAATATATGAAGACAATGGAGAAAAATTAATTAGACATATACCTTTAACAAATAAAAAATTTATTCTTTTTCCTTCAAAGTTTTTACATTATATAACTAATGAACAAGAAAATCATCATCTAAATATAGTTCAAAAAATAACTTACACACAAAAATAAAATGTTATTTGAAAATAATTATTGGTTTTTTCAGTCAGCGATACCACCTAAAATTTGCGATGATATAATTAAGTTTGCTTTGAATAAAAAAGAAACTATGGCAACAATTGGAAAATACCAAAATAAAAAAATAAAAGGAGATAGTTTGTTTGATTTAAAACAACAAAGAAACTCTAATATTGTTTGGTTAAAAGATCCTTGGATATATAAAGAAATACAACCTTTTATTAACATAGCAAATAAAAACTCAGGTTGGAATTTTCAATGGGATTACTCTGAATCAATTCAATTTACAAAATACAAAAAAGGTCAGTTTTATGATTGGCATTGTGACTCTTCTGAAAAAGATGGTCATAAAATTAGAAAAATATCTATGACATGTCAACTAACTGATGAATCTGAATATGAAGGTGGAGAACTAGAATTTGATTTTAGAAACTATAGTCCAGCTAAAAGAGATGAATTACGGCATGTTGTTAAAGAAAAAAAAGCCTTATCAAAAGGATCTGTAATTGTATTTCCTTCTTTTATTTGGCATAGAGTTAAACCAGTTAAAAAAGGCACAAGATATTCATTGGTAATGTGGTGTCGTGGAGAAAAATATAAATAATATGTTTATATATACAGATAAAATAAGTAAAAAAACTTGTAAAGAATTAATAAATATTTTTGAAAAAAGTAATAAAAAAGAAAGGTATAAAACAAGTCACGCAATTATGACACAAGTAGTTTTAAATGTAACTGATGAACAGTTGCTTCCTTTTATAAAAGAATTAATAAAAGTTAAAAATAAATATGTTAAGAAATATAAATACATTGATAAAAACCAAGAACCTTGGAATGTTTTTCCATATATAAAAATACAAAAATACAATCCTGGTGAGTCTTATTTTGGTTGGCACGCTGAAGTAAACGGAGAGTATAATAATCAATTTAGTAGTAAAGACAGAATATTGGTATTTTCTACTTTTTTAAATACTATAAAAAAAGGAGGAGAAACAGAATTTTTTTATCAAAAAGAAAAAATAAAACCAGTAGAAGGTAAAACAATTTTGTTTCCATCTTTTTGGACACATACTCACAGAGGTAATTTAACGAAAGAAACTAAATACATAATAACAGGATGGTATACTTATGAACGTTAAAAATTTTTTTAGCACACCCATGTACAGTGAAAATAAACCAGAATTTTTAAAGTCATTAAATAAATTTAGTAATAAATATATTAAAAAATCAAAATCTAGTATTATAAATAAAGCATATATTAAAAAATTTGGAGACTTTGGAACAACGTATCATTCAACTCCTCTTGTAAACGATAATGATTTTTTAGATTTTAAAAATTATGTTGGGGAAAAATGTTTTGATTTTTTAGATCAATATGGTTTTGATATGCAACAGTACAGATTATTTTTTACTGAAATGTGGGTTCAAGAATTTGCTAAAAAAGGTGGTGGTCATCATTCAGCACACATTCACTGGAATCAACATGTGTCGGGTTTTTATTTTTTAAAGTGCAGTGATAAAACATCATATCCAATATTTCACGAACCAAGAACTGGTGCAAGAGCTACAAAATTACAGATTAAAAAAAATTATACTACAAACAATTACGCAGATGAGTTAGTATATTTTAAACCACAACCAGGTGATCTAGTTATATTTCCAGGTTATCTAGAACATGAGTTTGCTGTAGATCATGGAATAGACCCTTTTAGATTTATACATTTTAATCTTCAAGCTGTTTTAAAAGGCATGGCAAAAGATGACATTTAAAAAAAATAAATATACAGTTATTCGTCAAGCTATATCAAAAGACTTAGCATCTTTTATTGCAAATTATTTTTGTATGAAAAAACAAGTTTATGATACATGTCGTAAAGAAAGATATATTTCACCATTTGAAACTTTACTAGGGTATTATGAGAACGATGATGAACAAATACCTAACACATATTCTTCTTATGCAGATATAGCTATGGAGACTTTAATATTAAAATGTCAACCACAAATGGAAAAAATAACGGGATTAAAATTATATCCATCTTATACTTATGCTAGAATATATAAAAAAGGTGATGAACTTAAAAGACACAAAGATAGATTTAGCTGTGAAATATCTACTACTATGAATCTTGGTGGTGATGAATGGCCAATATATTTAGAGCCATCTGGAGAAACAGGGAAAAAAGGAATTAGAGTAGATTTAAAACAAGGGGATATGTTAGTTTATTCTGGATGTGATTTAGAACATTGGAGAAAAAAATTTAAAGGTAAGGAATGTGTTCAAGTTTTTTTACATTATAATAATTCTAAAACACCTGGATCTATAGATAATATGTTTGATAAACGTATACATTTAGGTCTTCCATCTTGGTTTAAAAAATGATATAAAAATTTAGATGCAATGGATACCACCACACCACTCCATTGCATCGTACTAAAGAATGATTATAGATACACATTTAGAACGAAAAATCTTAACGGATTATTTTTTTATAGTTGGAACTATAGAAGATATTAATTGTGAGTACTTTATAAATAAAATAAATAAAGTAACACCAACTAAAGACAATTTAA